GGGCTTTGTCTCCAGCAATTCGTCGAGCTGCTTCATCTTGCGCCAAGTGTTGATGCGGTCGTTATAGATGACGGTTGCCATCTGCACGTCCGCATCTGTAAGGTTTTCCCAGTCTATTTTCGGGTATTCTTCTTCTTTTTTTTTGGAGTTGCTTTCGCCTTCTCCTGCTTAGAAGAAGCATCGTCCTTATCCTCTGAAGGCGCAGTAGGTTCCTCTGATGATTGCTCTGTAGACTCGTTATCTTCAGAACCCTCTTCTTCCGATGGGTCCTCGTCACCTTCGCCACCGTCAGTGTCTGGGCTTTCATCTCCATTGCTATTGAGTGTTTCAGGGTTCTCGTCGCCATCTTCAGAAGAGTTGTTGGCGTTGTCATTGTCATTATCCTCGTCGGCTGCTTGATTAGCATACTCACGTCGATTACGTACGATTTCGTCGTGCTCACAATGGTCGAGAAGCAAGAAGAGTATCTCCTCGTGATTCTTCTCAGGCGAAAGGTCGAAGCGTGTGAAATCGGTAAGGTGTGGTGCTTTCTTGTGCAGCAGGGCAAGGTCGGCTTCCACAACTGTGGGGCTGACCAGCTTATGGAAGTGCGTTAATTTTTCTTTTGCGCTGTACATATTGTAAAAGTAAAATGGTGAATAAGTCCCCTCCCGTATCAGGGAGGGGTGAGGGGTTAGGCTTCAGTTCTTGAGACCTCGACAAGTGTTGTGGTGTCAAGAACTCGGAAGGTGATAGACGCACCTGTCTTCGCAGTCCAGGTTGCACCCTCCTCAAGAACGAAGGTAGAACCATCAGCGATGGTTGCAGGTTTATCGGTACCAGCACCAACGAGTGTGATGCATCTTCCCTTATCGCTCTTGCTGAGTCCACTGACTGTAGCGATAGCAGCAGCTGCTGACGTTCCATTTGGAATCGTGTATGTGTTACTGCCTGCTGTGATAGCGATATCTGTTGCATCTGCATTGACAGCAGTAGCAGCAGTAACAGCTGGGTTACCTGTGTAAATAAGTGGAAGGTCGACTGAGCTTCGCTTAAAGGTCAGAGTCGTGTAACGACCGTCCTTATCGTCCTTCGTCTCTGTATTAGAGAGGATGATTGGACGCTCGAGTTCACCAACGATGTACCACTCTTTCTTCTTAATGTGCTTATAAAGAGCGATAAACTTACCACCGCTGTACTCCTCAATGAAGTTATAGAGGTTCGCACGAGCTCCACCCATTACCATTACAAGCTGATTCTCGCCTGTGGTGGTGATGTCGCCCTTCTCTGTGGTACCAGTGAAGGTTGGAATATCGTGTGCCTCGAAGTAATGAGGAATCTCATTCGGTTTCAAAGGAACAGGCGCAACCTCACGGTTAGCGTTAGGTTGTGGAAACTCCTTTGTGCGGTCGATTTGGTCGAGTGCAATGAGATAAACGATGTAAGAGATAGCACTACCGTGTGTATCTCTATCAGACACATCGTCGACGTGACCGAGCAATGCCATAGAGGCGAAAGTTACACCAGAACCAGCAGCTGCTCCGAGAGAGTGGTCAATCAGCGCAGCTACGAGCATGAGGATGCCAAAAATCGCAAACGTAGCCATGAACATATTGCGTGACTGACGATTTGCGTAATTAAATCCTTTCATAGGATTATACGCACGATAGCGTTTCTGAATATTGGGCTTTTTCATTTCTATTTCTATTAATGATAATTATTGATTTAAGAAAGGAACTGAAGAGGTAAAGCCGTACCGAGCTTTTAATTCCAAAGACTCTCCTCCCAGTTCCTTAGTCATTCATCTATCGTCCACCTGGTACGTTAGGCTGCAACTCCTTGTTGATGGTGCGCTTGCCACCGACGCAACGCTCCAACTCACGGAACTTGTTGTCGCTACCGAGGATTACCATAATGTAGTCGCCTACAGCTGTAGCGGTGAAGGTATCGGTAATGCTGTCGAACTTACCAGACTTGGTAATTTTTGGTAGCTTCGTCTTGTCACCGCACTCAATACAGTAAGCTACACCAGCCTTCGCATTCTCGATGTCGGTGATAGTTGTCAGTGTTGTGGTACTGTCGGTAATCTGCCAGAAGCCGTTATTACCGTCAACCTTATCGGTGATAGTTGCTGCAAAGAGGTTGATGAAGATCTGCTGCCACTCGTAGTTGTTCTTGTCCATCTCATCCTTAGTTGAGAAGCGACGACCTGTGAATGAAGCAGAAGTACCCTCTTTCCATACGCTCCAAGCACGAACCTGCTCCATGTTTTCCTGCATCTTCACAGAGAGCATTTCACCTGGTACATACTCAAGGAACTGAATGTTACCTGGTTCGTGAAGCATCATGAATGGAGTCTGACCGAGATAAGGCAACCAAATGATGCGCATCGTAGTGTCTGGCACCACGCTCAATGCACCCATAGGTCCAGCGAAGTCTGTGTCCTTACCATAGGTAGAACGAACGTTCTTAATCCACCATGCCTGATGGTTCTTATTCAAGTAAATGAAGTGGTTGTCGAGGTCCATGTCCTCTGTGATAGAGGCACGAACGTCAGCAATGAACTCTTGAACAGAAGCGAGGAAACTTGCCTGTGTATAGGTGCGGTATGTACCATCATCGTGTGGCTTGATGTCGTACTGATGAACATAACGCAGCAAGGTGTAGAGAACACCAGTAGCAGCATTGAGGTAGCTACCTGCAACACCCTTATCAGGCTTCACGTAGATACCACGCATACGGCGTTTGTTCTGCTCAACCTGTGCAGCACGGAGGGTATTGAGCAACTGATACTCAATCATAGACCACTTGATAGGGTCAGAGCCTTCCTTGTTGAGATAACCGATGTACTTACGCTCGATTTCTTTCATTGGACCCCATTCCATCTTAATCATAGCGTCGTCAACGTAACCATAGTGGTTCTCAATCTTCATACCGCCCTTGAAGACCTCACCAGACTGGTAAGCCTGTGAAACCTCATCGAAGAAGGCGTTGAATACGAGTCCACGGTCTTGGTAGCCGTAAGCGACAGGGAAGAACTGAGTAAGGTCACGTACCTGTAGAACACGAGCGATGAGTGCATCCTGACGAAGTACAACGAACTGATCGCCAAGACCTGCGTTGTCTACTCCATCGTAGTTCGTAGCGTAAGTTCCCTTTGCAAGTGCAGCTGCATCAAGCATCTTGTTCTGCTGAAGGTACTGATAGCGGTGCTTGAGCGAATTAGCATAATTGCTAACCTCCTTATAGAAGGCAGCACCATCTACCTGTTCGTCAACCTCTGGCAGAGCTGATGCTGCACGTGGGTTAGCTGCAATCTGATTCCAACGATTCTTCATTGAGAAGAAAGGATGTTCAACACCGAAGAGATAATCAGCTGTATTAGCGAAACCATTAACATTTAGAGGAACAGCATTCACTGTTTGCGCAGGAACATCAGGTGCAGGGTTTGAACCCATCGCCTGAATATCAGCACGCATACCCTTAATACCCTCAAGGATACCCTCAAGAGTTGCGTTGCGTTGCTGTGTAGGCTGCTGACCACCATTATCATCAGCTGATGCTGAAGGCTCACCACCATTCAGAACAGACTGAATGGTGTTCAGCATCTTCTGAAACTCATCCGCCTGCTGAGCAGTCTGTTTTGCAGCCTGTTCAGAGGCGAGGTCATCAACGAGTGTTGACTGGTACTTCTTTTGATACTCTGCGACGAGTGAGTTAAACTCGTCTTTAGTCAGGCTTTTGTCTTCGAATTTCTGCTTGAAGCCAAGAAGCTCGATGACACTCATTAGTTTTTCTTTCAAATTCATAAATAACTAAAAATTAAAGTAATACATCTATATATTGTAAATGGCAGTCTTTAGTTGCTTTGCTTCATTATATTCACGCCCCATTGTAGATGCTTCTGCGATAGCTTCCACCATCGTCTTGCAACCATCTGTCAGACCGAGTTCCACAGCTTGAGATGTGTAGAAGGTCTCACCACGCAAGACTGGAGTATCGTCTGGAAGGTCAGCAATTTTACTACGCTGTGAACGAACCTCGCTTAAGAACTGTGCATTCATTGGATCGAGTATATCTTTCACAAATTGCTCATCCTGACCTTTACGAAGATCATCGAAGACTTTATTCTTCAAGTCAGACTTAGTTGCTTTTGCTTCGACCTTCTTAATACCGAGCTTCGCAAAGTATTCTTCGAAATCGTAGAAGCTACACATAGTTCCTATGCAACCTACATAGTCATTCTGTGTCATAGCGTAGATACGCTGACCGTGGCATCCGATATAATATCCAGCTGAACAACACATCTGTTCATAGAAGGTGAGGATAGGCTTCTCGCAGCTGCGTAGTGTTTCGCTCAAGCGGTCGAGGTACCACGCTTCACCACCTGGTGAATTGATGTGGAGGAAGTGACAAGATATTTGCGGATTAGCTTCAGCTGCAAGCAGGTCTGATTGCAACTGCTTACTTGAGAAGTAGTAATACGAATCGGACATCACGGTACCAAACACACGATGATAAGCAATACTGTTATCAGGCAGTTGCTCATCACTGAACTCATCTGTAAGGGTAATAGGAGCGGTGTTTTCTTGATTCGTTATCTTCTGAATATCCAAGAGAGCAAGATGTGACTCGAGTTGATACCAAGTATGACTACCAAGATAAGTAATCATTTCATCCTTTGTCATACCGAATGCTGACTTCACTTCGGGTTTTTCGGGTGTCTTACCATTGAGCGGAAAGGCGGTCAGCATCGCCTGTCGGAATCCGTCAATGGTAATAAACAAGGGCTTTCCCGAGGAGAGTAGAGACTGTAATTCTTTCATCAATATTCTTTTTGATGCGAATTTACTATATAATAAGGTGTAGGCAAAAGACCTACAGAAGGGGGTCTGTGAGCATTTTACACTTGATTATGAGGTTTGCTGAGTTCAAATTTGAAGATATCTGAACTCGAGCAGGAATATCTGATGTTCCGATGTTATGAGTTTTCCTATCAGATGTTTTGATTGTAACGATAGCACTTCTCTCTATTGCGAAGGTCCTGCGAGTTTCCCCGTCGGGTAAGTCTATAACTATGGTTTTATCGCAGTTCCAATAATTACCAGCTTCATTGTCAGTAAGTTGTGGTATATATGAGAATGTGTCTGCAACGAAATCATACACTTTCTTCTTTCCTTCTCTATTTGGATTTACAAGTCTCACTTGTACGGTGTTTAAAAATTCTAACATATCATAAAACATTTGAGTGACAAAAACAACAGTTTGGTATGTATTAAAAAATATTAAATACATGCAACTTTTTGATACTTACGAACCTTCTTGGGTCTAAGTCGGTTGCGGAAGCGGTAGTAATTCTTCAATAATGCATCTGAAGATATAGACTTCAATTGATAGCTACGAATGAAGTCATAGATGATATCGAGGTTTCTCTTCTGTCGACCGAACTCTTCATTCTCCAACAGAACACGGTGGAGTTCGAAGTTGAACATCCTTCGTATCTGAGCTTCTATCTCCTTAGCTGCTACTGGAGAGAGATAGTTGAAATAAGCAGGATCTTTCCAAGGACTGGATATTGCTCCAGCTCTGCGAGAAGGTAGGTGGATACGAAGATTACCGTCAATGACGTCAGGTTGATTAATGCGCTGCTTGGACATGTTCTCCCACACACAGAAGTATAGATCTGTGGTGTTAGGAATTTTGACACCACCCGTTGTAGCATCTTTTCTGTATTTTGCGCAGATATATTCTGCGAGATACTGTTCAATTTGAATCGTTACAACTCGTTTGGTGACCCATTTTTTTTGCTCCATATCTTTTTTTGGTTTTTAGCGTCCTACCGTCCTACATTCCTACAAATTTATACTTAATTAACGCAAAGTTACAGATTATCAATGAGATAACAAAATTTTATCACTCAAAAGTTTTATTATTTCACCCCATTTTGTTGTCCTACAATCCTACAAATACACATATTTTGTAGGACGACGAAACCAAAATAGAGAAAAACACGAAAAATCCTATTTCCTACAACGTCCTACAATCCTACAAATAAACAATAAAATCCTATTTCCTATAATAATAATATAACTATTTGATTTATAGGTATATATGTATAATATAGGTTTGAAAAGAAAAACAATTTGTAGGATTGTAGGATTGTAGGACGGTGTTTTTCTAAAAATTTATTTTCAAAAGTCATGTTTTCGAGGTTTCTTCTGAAAATTGGGGGTACGGGGGATTTTTTGCCGGCTTTGGCAGTTTAAAATGTAAGAAAGAATGTTAGTTAAATAGATAGAAAATGAGCCGTGCCTATTCATCCGAACTGGCACGGCTCCAAGGAATAAGAATGAAACCCTCATTAAAAAGGTTCGTCGCTTTCGTCTGACGGCTCAAAAGGCAAGTCTTGCGAAAGCGGTTTTTTCAGTGGTTCTTCAGTTGTATTAGTTACCTTGGTCTCGACAGGCTTGCTGTCTTTGTTAGCGTCTTCAGGAAAGTCTCTTCTGAAGTCTATATTATATGATTCGACAAACTTGTCGTAATCAATAATGATAGCACTTGTGGAGGTGCTCTTTTGCTGTCTGATTTTAACCATCGAACCGTCGTGGGTATTAACAGTATCGACTGTTTCTTCCCATGTAAATCGCCTTGAAGAGACTGTTCCTATATAGGAAGAATGGCTGCGTAGGTTCTGTTCTATTGTAGACAGGGTGCTATTTTCATTATTATATCCGCTTCTATCAAAAATACTGAAAACAGCACTCAAGCGTAGGAACATGACATTCGTTCCTGCCTCGAAGGTGAAGGTCTTAGAGTCTCCACGGGAGTCTTTTCCTGTGACCTTCTTAGGCTGTTCGATGAGAAATTCACGGCCCTCAAGGATATGTCTCGTGTCTATCATGTTGTTCATCGCAGTGAAGAACATTGCAAGTTTATCTGTACTACGAATGAGTGACAACTGGAATTTCACTTTCTCTTGAACAATCTTGAAGAACTCATCGTAGGTAAACGGTAGTCGAAGGTTAGAATATCGCTCGATTAGTTTGACTGTACCCAAGAAGAGGGATGCTGTCTTCATCAAGCGGTCCATTTCACCAGAATTGATGATGTCTTGTTTCAGTTCGTTATAAGCCTCTTGTTTAAGGCTTCTAAAATGGTCCATGAACATAGGACGCAGCTCAAGTATCTGAAGAAGTACGTTCGAAAGGCCTATCTTATTAGGATCTTCAATAGTTTTCAACTCGTCGAAGATGCGCACCTCTTCTGGTGTACGGTTACGAGGCTTCGGCACCTCGCAGACTATCACACGACTCATAAGGGCGTTATCATCACGCTGTGGTGTCTCTTGACCGCAGATGATGACAGGGGCAAATACCTTATCGTTTTCAATCTCTCGTCCAGATGTACCTTTTCGCTTCTGCTTACCATCACCGTCATATACGATACCTTTCAGAGCTTGGAACTTAGTATCGCTGATGTCCTTGTTGTTGTATTCATCAAGCACGACAGGGACATCTTTAAAAGTTCCCATGATGGTAGACATCGCAGCGTCGGTACCAGTGTTAAGGTTGAAGATAGGTATATTAGGAGAAATGAATAACGAGCGGATTGAAATCGCAATCTGTGTCTTACCAGACGACATCGGCCCCATAAAGAAGGGAGCGGTGAAAAGTCTATCGATGCAGTGGATGTTGCTTCTGAAGGCACACATTATGGCAAAAACTAAGGCCCATTTACCATTGTCGTTAATCTTATATACCTGGTCCATAAGCGAAGCCCACTTTTCGAAGCTAACCTTCTTCTCTGCAGGCACCTCCTTGTATACGAGCTGACTTATAAGTTCATACTTATCTGATTGCTTACCACTACCTGCGTAGATAGTTGAGAAAGCAGGAAGGTAGTAGTTGTTCTTATTATGGGTAACCACACCCAGCTCGTTAACTGGGTCGAACACCCACTGGCCGTCGACATTATGGAAGATGCCATTCGCAAAAGCAAAGAACTGTTCATCTGTCTTTCGACTCATACCTTCGCTCTGCTGATTACCGTAGGTCTTCACCTCTGAGCACATTACGAAATGGCGACTCATGTATGTTTTAATAGCCTTCCATTGCCATTCTTCGCCGTTGAAATTCACTGCTTCGTAGTTTATTAAGACCTCTTCGATAGAGGACATCTTCAGCATCGCTTTAGAAGGTATTTCTATATATATAGGTGTCTCGTAATATCTACGATTGATACGCAGCACACGCTTATTTTGCTCGAAATCATCAGAGAATATATGGAGCAATGGAGTCATAAAAAAGTCTGCGACTTGTGTCATGCCATTGCCATTCTTATTGCGGAACATATAACACACAGGCTCGCTCTTCTTGTTGAGTCGTGGGTAATAGCCACTCTCTTTCCACATCCTTCTGTACTCTTCGTTCTCTTGTACATAGTCTGGAGGTTCGTTCACGTCGAACTCTTCGTCATCGAGGTTGTCTGCTTGCATACTCACCTTCATTGCAGACTTACGCTTGAGGACGAATGGCTTTCTTATCTCGTCAAACTGACCCTTGGTCAGCTTGAGCAAAGAACAGTAATGATTTCTGTTTATGGTTATAACAGTTTCGTCCGCATAGGACGTTAGTTCGATACAACGTGAAACAAGAGGAACTCGGTCTCCATTGAAATTTTCGAAGAACTTACCGTGCAATGCTATGTAATAGTCAAGGAACGAACCTGTACTATCACTGAAGGTCATATCTATCCTAATACCTGCACGAAACATCTCTGTGAGAGTATGCAAGTAATTATTTTCATCTCCATCATCTGTAATGCTGCAACCTGTCTCTGAAGAAATAAAATAACAATAGACTCTTCGTAACTCTTGGATATCGTTGGTTGAAGGCCGTCCAGATACATATACAATAGGTTCTTCTCCATACCCATCGAGGAAATCTTGCATTACAGAGGTGATGATTGCAGGACGGTCACTTTCAAGATTCTCTTTCAACGCATCGATTCCGAAGATTCCAGTCTGTGTGTTTGTCTGCACAGCTGACTCTTTCAGTTTGTTACGAATATTTCGTACCTTATTATCAATTATACCGATTTTGCTTCTAAAGTCTTCTGTAATCGTCTTGATATATTCGAGGCGAAGAACGGGGTCTTGCACACAAGCTACGAGGGAACAGATGGAATTCAAGCAGTCTGTTATAACTGTTTCGTCCTTGCACCCTCGTGGGAGGAGCATGCGCTTGAATGCCTTTGGGAAGGGTTCTGTTAAGTCCTTCAGTTTTTTACTTGTGAGGCTGCCATTTGCTTTTGCAAACTCGTCGGGGTCCATGCCTTTATCGAGGCGGATGCAACGCACCTTTGCCCCAGCCTTCAGAAGCAGCTCGCAGTTCTTTAACGAAGCCTTGACACCTGCAGGATCCGCATCGTAAATCATTATGATATCCTCTGTGAAGCGTAGTAGTAGCTTCACTTGGTCCTCTGTGAAGGCTGTACCGCTTCCACCTACAACATTCTCGACACCTACCTTGTGAAGAGACATAACGTCAAACTGGCCTTCAACAAGATAAGCGAAGCCTGTCTTACCAATACTCTTGCGTGCCTGGTATAATCCGAAGATGTGCTTACCCTTCGTGAATAGAGGCGTTTCACCAGTGTTTACATATTTTCCTGTCTTATCGTTTGGAGTCACTATTCGACCAGAGAAACCTATGATATGACCTTGCATGTCGTAGAAGGGAAACATTAAGCGGTCACGGAACCTGTCGTATAATCGCCCTTCACTATTTCCAAGTACATCTACTTCTTGCAGTAATTCTTGCGAATAGCCGGCTCTTGAAAGTTCTGCAAGAGCAAGGTTACCCATTGGAGCATAACCGACACCAAAGTCGGTCAATGCTTTGTCAGAAAGACTATATCCACGTGATGCAAGGAAACTCTCTGCTTGCCCAAGGTTCTTTTGAAAGAACTTTGCAGCAGCATCTATTGCGATACGCTGCGCTTCCTTTTTCTTGTAGGCAGCTTCTTCCTCTGGTGTGAGTTCCTTGGTAGGGAACTCAATGCCTGCTTGATTAGCACACCAGCGCAGAGCCTCTATGAAGCTTAGGTTTAGGTGATGCTGAACAAAGGATATTACATCTCCACTTGCTCCGCACACGAAGCAGTGGTAGGTCTGTCTTGATGGGCTGACGACCATAGATGGCGAATGGTCATCATGGAATGGGCACACGCCCTTATAATTAGCACCAGTCTTGTGCAGGCGAGTAAAAGTCTCTATTACATTTACAATATTCAGAGAGGTTTTAACCTTTTCAATGAAATTCTTATCAATCATATTCCTTATTCCTCATTTTCCTCGAAAAACGTCAATTGACGTGATTCGAAGGCTTCTTGAATTGTTAAGCCTAAGTAATCTGCCACGGCAGCGTATTCCTTAGCTGTAATAGATTTTCTGCCGTAGTACAAGTCCCACCAGCGACGCTGATTGATATTAGTCTCTTGATAGAATGCTCTTGTCGGACTGAAATCCTCTGGATGTCTGAATTTCGTCTTCAACATCTGCATTAATATATTTCTCTTGATAGCTGTTTTTGGAGAGATTCGCTTCCGTAGTACATAGAGTCTGACGGACATTGAACTTCTGTTAAGATACGCAGCCATTTTTTCAAGAGAGACTTTACCAAGATTCTGTTGAATGTACTCAGCTTCCTCTGCGGTCCACCGCTTTTTCGTTTCTTTACAATTCATTTTCATCTTTCATAATATTTCTAAATTCTTTATCAAAGATCAAAATCCGTAGTCGGTCGGCTTTAGATACATGCCCAAAATTACATTGAACATAGGCCCGTAATGCAGCACGTAGTAGTTTAAGATCCCACTCTGTAAGATCTTGAATGGAGTAATTATCCCAACGATCTACATCTACAAACATTGCTTTCTTAAATATTCTGTTAGCCCCTGTCTTATTTTCTTTCTAACAGACGGAGTTAACTTTAACTTTTCGTTCGAGTTCTTGTAATAAAACCTAAGGCTCATTCTGAAGCCCATTTTGTGGATAACCTTTTTTCTAATTTTTCTAATGCTGGTCATAGTTATTCAAATTTAAGATCATACAATTTGTTTCTTTCCTGCGATCTACCAAAGACTCCTACAAGGTCACCATCTTCTTTATTTTCTCTCCATTCAAAGGTAGTAGAGAAAGCCTCTCCTTTTTCATTCCATATAATGCCTTCATTCTCAAGATGCCCAGTTACTTGACGAACATTAGAATGACGTAATTTCATTTCATCGACAAAGATACCTAAGTTTAATGCGTCAATAGCTTTTTCAAATTCTTTTACTTTCATAGGACTTTTTATTTGTTTTACATTCTTTTTCCGTAGAATACTGAACATACTTTTCAAGTAAGTTACAGTAAATACCATTTATGCACATGCGATGAGAATCGCAGTTTAGACATTCTTTATGCATTAGGGAAGAGCTCGTTTTCTGGTATCTTAAGATACTCCGAGATTACCTTTCTCTTCAGTGGGTCGGGGGTAAAGTCGCCTCTCAACCATCTATATACCGTGGACTCATTCACACGGCATAATTTACTTAATTTCATAATCTCTTCATACCGTTGATTGGGAAGAGAATCGATGTACTCTTTAAATCTCATTTTTTATATTTTTAATGTTCATTTTATTGCACCCTCAACAGTTTTTTACTATTTTCGTGGCGCAACTTATACTTTCGTAGCGCAAAGTTCTAACATTTATTTGAAATAACCAAATAAATGAGAGATTATTTCTCTCATTTCTTAAATAATAATGAAAATGGAAGAAGAAACTATTACAACTCGAATTGCTCAATTGATGAAAAAAGAAGGGCACACGGTGAACACATTTGCTCGCAAGCTAAACATTCCTTGGAGTTCTGCGAATAATATCGTGTCAGGCAGGAATGCTCCTAATTATGAGACCATAATGAAGATATTAACCAGTTTCAGCGGAATAGATGCTAACTGGTTGATTATGGGAGAGAAAAAGGAGGAGGAAACAGATACAGATAAACTGTATTCTATAATATCAATGCAACAGAAGACCATAGAACATCAGCAGCAAACCATCGAGCGTTTGACTGCTAAGCTCGTTGAAGGTGCGTCTGAAAAACCTGCTAAAAAAGTAGCGAATGTCGTGTGATTAGGATGCATCCGAAAAGGATTAGAGAGTGATTTTACGGTATAAGTTGTCAAATATTTGAAAGAATAAATCTCTCAAATATTTGACTTGCAAAGACATATCAAAAGTACAATATCGGTGAAAACTCGGTGAATTTTTAGCAAAAAACTAAAATGCCCCTATTGAAAATCAGCGTATTAGAAAGATAAAAATTGCATCTGAAATCTGGTCATCCCGACCATAGAACATTGTTACAAAGGGGCTGTTTATCAGTCCCTTTTTTTTGTTAAAAGAGGTGTACTTATTTCTTTCTTATCCTGTTTATCTATTGTAGGTGTCGTTCTCTATTGAGGACTAAGTCGATAGCTGGATGTTGACTAACCATAGAATGTATCTGTGGCTTGGGTAGACTCTTAACTTATCATGCTTCTCCTAAAATACAGTAGGATAACGATTATAAAAGAGATGGCACATGCCTCTATACGTTGAGAGCATCACTATAATCATTCCTTACAGTTCTTTTTCATCGCACAAAGCCCCAGCATGCATGTTGTGGAGGCTGAACATGCATGATGCGGGGGGCTTAGCACAAATCGTAAGGAGGGTTTATAACCCTTCAAAAAGTTATGTTGCGTTCGTATAGGGACAGATTGTCAGCGTTTTACGCTATAATTTAAAGGAGGGAAAGTAGGGGTTACCTTCCCACTGTCCTCACCTCTTACCTTAGACAGAAGGGTGTTTATTCGAATTTTATAGATTTGATAAGTTCGGTGATATAACCGACAGATACACCATTGTCGAAGGCAGATATGATACAACCCTTCTCTTTCTTCTTATCAATAAGGATACAGTAACGCCAGAAGATAGTTTCTCCTTTTTTCTCAATCTTCCTGATACGGTATGTACAAGTATTACCATTAATCTTCTCCTCACCCTCTGCAATCAGTTGAGGAGAAACGTCATCGAAACTTTTGAGTATTCCTTTTTCCCAACTCCAATAAACTTTTTCAGTATATTCATCAGATAAATAGAATGCAGTTAGGCCCGTACCACCAACGTATTTATTGTGTAATTCGAACAAAGGCTCGATAGGTAACTTTTCTTTAGGCTGTTGTCTATTACAGGTGAAACCTTTTGGAATTGTAAAGATAAACACTCCATTGGTACGTTGGTTAGGCTGTAGCTTCCTACTAAGCATCTCTTTTTTCTGCTTAGCTTTGGTTGTAAAGTTCATTACTAAATCTGGTGTTCCTAAGAGGAATAGCACGACTGATGTGGTGAACAGGCCTATTATGACTGCTCGGTTCATTTGTGGC